TTTAACATCAGGCCTAACAAACATAGATCACCTACAAATTTCTTCGCTTCTCTCTTTGCAGCTCTCATCGCTTACCAAATTAAACCTTCTAAACCGAAAATCGCTTATCCGTAACTCAGGTTAGATACACTATTTTTAGGATTGTTTATTGCTTTAGCAAGAGTATTGTAGGATAAACTCTCAGTAGCATCATTTGTTGCTTTATGACGAAGTATATTTTCCAGTCTTTCCCGTTTTGCAACATCCCCGTATAATTTATCGGCTTCCTTAAAAGCATCATACCACTCTGGGTTACTCTTACCGTACTCTTGAATATCCCGTGAAACTGCTTTTTGTATTTTCTTAAGCTGATTTTTAACTCCTGCATCTGTATCCCATTTTATAATCGAATTCAGGCTCTTTTTAGTCCCAACGAGTTTATTAACGTCATACTCTTGTAGCGGTAACTTTATAGGACTACCATATTGATTTAGTACTTTTGAAAATGGTTCTATTTCATTTTTCATAGTTTCAAGCGACTGCAGGAGGCTTTTTTCATCAGGGGAAAGAATAGCCGTATCTATTTTTATATTATCAATTGCTTCTTTAAAGTTAGTAGGTAATGTTTTAGCATCTGCCGGTAATGAAGTCTTGACTTTATCGTATAAACCGGCAATCTGAGATTCTATCTCCGGAGTTCTTGACGGACCGATTTCATCAAAAATATCACTTAATACTTTTTGCGTCTGTTCTTCGGCAAGCGCATATTTATTTTTTAACTTATTACCAAAAATGGGAGCTTTCCCCACGTACTGATCGGCTAAAGCGGTTAATTTAGAATCGGTAACCGCTGCAGCCGGTAAATCTATACCTAAATCTCTTGCTGCCTTAGCTGCTTCAATATTCATACTCTTAGGCGTTAACCCCATAAGTTTCATCGGTATTTTTGCGAGCGTCTGGCGAGGTTTTGTAAAGTTATTTAACAGACTTTTACTTTTAATAATAGCGGTAGGAGTAGCAACGCTAGATATCAGATCAGCGTGCAACGGATCAACTCCTGCTTCCTGCATTACTCCAGAACCTGCCCCTATGCTACTGCCTGTTCCTATATCCTTGGCAAATTTGGTTAATAAAGATTTACTACCCCCTCGAATTGCACTTCCGGCAGCATTTAACGAAGCGCCGGTTGGAAGAGGGAGACTTGCCGTAGCACCTCCAAACTCTCCGGCTTTATATAGAATATTCCCTAAACTATCATTCTCCTTAGGCTTCATGGCGTCCAAAGCCTCAAGTCCTCTACTTGCTGACTTAGCCATGAATTCTGCGGACTCTGGCAGGATTGGAGCAACAACTCCGGGTGCTACCTCCATAACACCTGCCCCGAATTGATCTGCCGCTTCTGCCAGACCCGATCTACTAAAACCCGCTAATGCTCCTTTGCCAAATTGACCAAGCCTATCAAGAAAAGACGGCGGTGTTTCTTTTGCTACAGCTTTAGGACTCCGGTACTTATCAAATACACTACTCCTTTGGCTCGGTAATTGATCTCTATCTATATTTTTAGGAGCTTTATACTTATCAAATTTACTCATTGATTACCTGCAAACCATCATTATCTATGGCATCTTGCACCCAATCTTTATGAACCCAATCTTTTGTACCTGTTATTGGATCAAGCATTAAAACCCTATCGCCGCCGTTAGTGCTCTTATCCCCTTCATCAGCACTTATACCGAGCATAGCTCTTAAATCGTTAATAACGTTTATATTCGTTGCCATATCATTATCAGGCGATATCGTCGGTATATGTTTAAATTCCTCCTGATTTGTGTATTTAAAAGCTTTATTCAATTTCCCGCGTAATACCTCACCTATTGCCCAAATCTTTGCCTGATCCGGACTATATTCCTGATTACTGAATTTTGATCGGATGTATTTTCCTAATGGCGACCTCTCTCCTTCAGAACCAAGGTTCGTAACCGTATTTTCTGCATGAGTCAGCATTCCTTTCAACTCGTTCAAAGCTTCCTGCTTTTCTCGTTCTTCTTTACCTTTCTTAAAATTATTTAATAAACTTTTCTCTTCTTTTTTATCTCTCCTGAAATTATCCAGTAAATTATGATGTCTCTTAGTCTCTTCCAGCTGCCTCTCCTGAAATTTACGATGCCAGGCTTTGTCTTCTCGAGCGTCTGCTAAAGCCTGCTCTGCTCTTTGTTGCTGCAATATTTGATTAGCCAAACGCTCATTTTCAGCAATTGCAGCATCCTCGCTAGTATTATAAGCCGAGAGTGCCGGATTCATCGCCCTCCCTATAACCCCTAAATTGTTTTTAAATCCACGCATGTCAGGCTCGTTTGCTAAACCGTTACCAAGAGCAAGTAATGCCTCATTTATCGCTCTATGCTGCTGATCCCTACTCATCCCTAAGTTGCTTCGGGTGCTGCTAATTGCTTTTGCTATTCCCTCATCAAAAGGATTTCTTCTCTCCGGGAGAGCTGCTACCTGATTTAATATTTCTTCTTCCATAATCATAATTAAATTAAATTAGCATATTTTTTCCAGTAAGACATTTTATCTAATATGCTCTGTATCCTTGGCTGCAATACGGCTATTCTATCTTTATCTCTATTATAATTACTATAACCCAGCCCAAGTTCGCGCATCATGTCATATCTAGCGCTTACTTTAGCTAATTCAGCTTGTTGCCTTTTTAGTTGAATATCTCTTTCTTTTAATTTGCTTTCAGCTAAAGCCTTTCTTTTCAGTAAAGCTTGTCTATTTTCTTCAGCTATTTTTAATTCCTTAGCTTTCCTAATTTGAGCTTGCCGATTTTCTTCTGCCATTCTTGACGCTAGACGCGTTGCCTCTGCCTGCCGCCTTACCTCATCTTCTCTTTTTCTCTGTAATTTGGTATTCTCAAAATCAGCATAATTCTTGATACCCCCCATATCCTGATTTAGGTTGCTCTCAAGCTCCGTCTCACTATGACTTACCGGTACAGTCTGCGCATATTGTGCCAAAGCATGAATATTTGGCCTTAAAGATGGCGTATAAACAGACGGATTACTACTGATATTTGGATTGGCAAAAATACTGCTAATTTCTGGGCTTACATTGTATTTTACAATATCACTACCCGCTATTTGCGGCCATTCCTGATTCCTCTCTTCTTCAAATCGCTCCCTCCTCTGGTTTAACTCATCTTGCGTATTTAGCCACTTGTCTACTCCGAGCCGGTTCATTCCGCTAATCTTGCCCAGTAACTCCTGATATTCGGACAATCCTTGCTGACCTAAACTATTTAACCGGTTTAAATCATTCATGTCACTTTTATTTAAACCGCTCATTCTCCCTCGGAGTACATCCTGGAGTAAGTTGTTTCTATTGCCAAAACGACTTTTAGCAATTCTATTTATAGCATCCTCGGTTTGTGATAAATGTGATTGTGATCCATAAGTACCCTTTCGCTCATGATCCATACTGATTCTAGCCTTTTCCGCTTTTAAAAGACTTTTGGTATCAGCATCAAGCTTGTTTACTTGTGGATCATAAATTGTAGGTAAATCGCCTATAGCTCGCGTTCCAACATTCTCTCGCCCCATTAACGAGCCATAAAGCTTATCTCTTTCTTCCCTTGATGAATCATTATAATCATGGCTCAAATCACCTAGCAGACGATGCGATACTGCTAATTCTTCAGGCACATTAGCAAGTTGCTGACCACTGTAAGTGGGAGTAGGGCTATTATAAAGATTTAGTCCCTTCTCAAGTACCTTAACTGCAGCTGCTTCACCATAAGGCCCCATGTTATCAGGATTACCGCCGCTATTTACTATATTGTATAACGCCTTCATCTTTTGCTTTGGGGCGTTTAATTCCTCGTAGTACTTGTTTTTATCTGCCGAATTTGCTAAATGCGAATATATATGTTGCTGATTGCCGAATTGCCCCAGCATATTTGTTAATCCCGCTCTCTTTGCCTTCTCAGCTGACCCTAGTGCATTTAAACTATTGCCAAGTCCGGAATTAAATTCAGATTCCAAACTCTTTGCATCATTACTTAAGGCATCTATACCAACACGTGATAATGGAAGCCCCTTATTTAGGTTCTTATCAAATTTATTATAAAAACCGGTTTGCCTACTATCGGTTCTATCTCCAAACTGCTTTCCCATCATCCTCCATCCGGTATTACCCACCCCTCTTTGGCCTGATGAGAGTATATCCAGTAAAGAGGTCTTTTGCCCCTCATTAAAACCCTGCGGAGTTCTACTTAAAACACTATTTGCCTCCACCGAGTAAGGAGCAGGGTTACTCGCAAACTGATCTTCCAGAGTTCGTTTCTTCTGTGTTAAAGAAGACATTGGCACACTAGTCTTTCCTCTGTATACAGGTGTAGGGTTAGCTACCATTCGCCCTACATCACGATTAATAACGGCTAAGGCTTGTTCTCGGAGGTCATTTAAGTTTCGTGTTTTCATATTATCCTCTTAAATAACTCTCTAGTGACTTTGCACGAGGCGGAAGATTTACTTTTCCCCCTCTTTTATGTTTGCGAATGTTTTTTACAAACATGTCTAATTTTTTAGCGCCTAAATCGTTATCTCCGTTACCCAATTTACTAACAATCTGAGGACTAATTTCCATTTCTCCATGAGAAACTAATGCTTTAATCTTTTTTGCTCCTGCTAAAGAATTACCATCTCCGGCATCAGCTACTACATCAGCTGGCATTACATAAGAACGATCTAGTAAATCCCTTCTAACCTTATCATCTTGCCCCCCGCTATCACCACTTAAATAAACTATAGGACTTCTAGGGTAATAAATTTCTTCCGTTAAATAAGCATAAGGACTACGGGCGCTTCCGCCGCCTTTCATTCTAATAGGCCTACCATCATCATCCGTATACTCAATCCAGCGACCGGTTCTTGCAAATTCCTCAGGTGATACAACGCGCCGATTAATACGACCCATGTTCTTTATATCTTCATCTAACTGCTTGTTTTTCCGCTTTTTTTGTAAATCGGCACGTGCGGTTTCCAGAGCTTCATCAGCTTCAACTTCAGCAATCGTCTTACGACTAGCGTTACGATATCTTCTTTCTTCCTCTGCTATTTTCTCTGGACTCTTTGGCTTCTGCCGACCGCTTACTTGCGCCGCTACCGTTCCAAGTGTTAGTAAATTCTTAGGCTCAGTTAGATAGTCTTGTAATTTATCGGTAAAACCCATATTGTCTTGTTTTTTCTGTCTATCAAGCATGTAATTATAATAGTTCTCGGCATAATCCCCGCTACTGACACCTAAACCATGACCTTGTCCTCTGCCCATACCCGAAGAAAGTGCAGTTGCGCTACTTAAAGCCCCACCACTTACATAAGGATTACTTCCTCCAAGCCCGAACAGTCCACTACTACCGCCAGAACCACCAAGACCTAAAGCAGGCAATATCGCATTAGTACTGCCGTAATTACTAAGGCTAGAACCAAGAGCCGTTCCTCCAATGCTTCTTAGTCCAGAGCCGAGAGCAGATGCAAAAGATGGAAGAGCTGCTCCCATACCGGCTCCTTTTAAAGCTCCACTTAAAGCACTCTTGCCTCTTGCTGCGTGCTGTATTCCCTGACCGAGTGCGCCGCCGATAATGCCACCTATTCCCGGTAGCACCATGTTACCGATAACTGCTCCAGCTCCACCTCCTATTACACTTTTTATTGCTTTAAATGGATTAGTCCAAAAACTATATTCACGAAGCCCGGTAGCAGGATTTATCGTACCACTTCCACCTAAACTTTTTAATATATGAGCTTCTATAGGATTAATATGCGCAAGCTCGGTATCGCCGTTTCTTCCGTGTCTTCTAATCAGATCGGCAAGCTTCGGTAAGTCTTCATCACCGACAGAGCCTCCTTCTTTAAAAGAGTACTGCGCTCCTGTATTATCATAAGCATTACTGTAAGACATATTGGGATCACCATAACCTCCCTCTTCATAACGAGAATCAGGCATTTGATTATCGCCATCAGAAGCTAGGTTATAAGGATCAGAACTGTTATAAGGATAGTTGTAGGTATTTAAATATGGATCGTAATTTTGCATTTTTGCCTCTAGTCTATAACAAAATAAAGGCTTTATTTTTATTATAGCAGAAACAATCTTAATCCATGTTTTTTCGTAAAAAGAAAAAAGGAGCTAAAAAGCTTAGCTCCTCTAAAAATAGAAAAAAACGAGTAATTGATAGTGTGTTCACGTTAACATATTTTAACAAGCAAATCTAGGTGTATTTTAAAACTTACGCCGCCTCTACTATGCTTTGCGAATAATTATACTGCTCGTTAATCCATTTAATACAGGATAGTTGTCTTTCCTCCCCTAAGTCAGCAATACTCTCAACACCAGCTTTACTGCACCACTTGTTTATTATCTCGCTTGGTACGTTATACAATTTAATAAGTTCTATTAACTCGGCTAAAGTTTCGCTTGGCTCTAGGGCTTTGACTTCTTCTTCCTGGTGACTTAAAACGGAGTCAAGTTTGCTACTTACTACTTGAGACTTCATTTCCAAGCGGTCATAATTTGTAACGGCTTCATTACTTTGAGTCTTAGGCGTTACATCCTTTTCCGGCATATCTACTACCTGATAGTCTTGCGCCTCTTCAACTGTTATCAAGCCTCCCAAAGCATCTGCAAACTTATCTCTAAGAGCAAAGCCTCTCGCTCTCATCTGCATCATTCTTTTCGGATACTGAGTCCATGGACCGCTCTTACCCCATAAGCCAGCTTTTTTAGCATCTTCTGCGCTAAAGCTTACGGTATGCTCGGTTTGGTTCCGACGCTTAACCCTGCAAAAAGCCGTATTTGTTTTCTCATCATACCACTCCTTGATATCTTCAAATGACGAATGTGCCTGTACAAGAGCAAGTAATGCGTCGCCATACACGGAAGGTTTGCCGTTAATAACCGCTATATTCTGCAACGCCTGTATTGGCTTTAATCCAAGTTCGGCTCCCATTTGCACGGCAACTAGAATATCTGCTGCTTTACCCTGATAAGTTCTCGGCACCATAGCACTATTTGCTATAATCGTAGCATACTCCATAGCTTCCTTTAAGTTACTCGGTGTTAATAATGTTGTTTTTACTGCTATGTGACTCATATTTTATCTCTTAATTATTATTTTAAAAAATGTATTGCAGCTTCTTATTTCCCTCATGCTTAACGTAGTCCTAAGAACTAAGATGAGTAATAATGTGAGCGAAAATTATGCTAGCAATAACTACCTCTAATAAAATCATTTCCTTTGACCCTTATTTAATTAAAAACATTCTTGATTGCTTACCGTAGTTTATACATTTCTCGTATACTTCTCTATACTTTTCCTTAAACTTCTTTACATCAACCAGCGACTTTGGAGCAGTGTTTTTCCATGTAGCTATTACGTTCCCCTGACCATCAATTAGCACGTCATAATCTCTCATAAATTCCTGTATATCGGTCTTTAATTTCTCAATGGTGCTTTGTATCCGTACTTCTTCCTCCTTAGCCGCTTTAAGTTGTTCCCATTTTTCCAAAATGTTACTTTCCGCTACTATTTCGTGATGGTTACTTTGTGGAAATAAATTAAATGTGTCCCTAGTATTAACACATTTAGGCGGGATTCTTTTTTCTATATGGTTATGCCAAAAATTACAGGCTATCTTAATTAACTTATCTTCTAGCTCCTTGTTTCTATTATACGTGTATATTCTAAAATCTTGACCGCCGATGAGTACTGCTGTATCAACTACTGGAACATTACAAACTGCCGAATATGTAGCGTTTTGAATAAGATAGGACTCGGGGATTTGGTCAGTCCCTAAGTCGCCCCATTCTTTAGCTTTAAGAAACGAAGCAGTTTTACATTCAAGAATACGCCTTTTATTATCTGCCCACCGATCAATATTAGCTGCTAAAAATGAATATTCAGGATGATAAATCGTGTTTGGCTCTATTTCCACATCATAGCCAGTATCCTCACTATAAGCCTTAGCAACCACATCTTCTAAAAGGTTGCCCCACCTCATTGCAGCGTTAGTCTCTTCGCTAATATCATCGCTGGTTTTATCTAAGTATACGTCAAGAGCCGTGCGGTATGGATTTAAGCCGCAGATAGCTCCTAAATCACTGCCACC